TCGCGAGTTACTCGATAAAGTTTTGTACCGGTACCAGCTTGACCTGCCGCAACTGTATTTGGTGGTATCATACCGCCCGCGCGAACGACCGGTACCGCCGCTGGAGCCCGAGGAGCGGCAGCTGGGGCCGAAGTCGCCACTGCGACATCAATATAGTTATCAATTTGTCGCGAACGAACCGCTGCGAAGATCGCGTAAAAGAACAAAAAGATCACAAAAATCAATGCCATAATGTTTATGATAAACAGAGCGTTCGATTGGCTCGACGTCAAGACGGTCCCGCTTTTGATTTGATTGTAGTACACAACGTTCGCTATCAGAAAACCTATGAGAACTAACGCGACGAGCAAAGTAACAAAAGCAAAAACAAACATAGCATTCATTTTCGAAACTTTATTTTTTTAAAAATGGCGAGCTCGACGAAAAACGCTGCTTCAACCACACGCCCAGCCAAGCGAATTCTGGTAAACCGCAAAACTGAAGATGATGAGCCCGCTGCCGAACCTGTTAAGCAGACACCCGCTCCTGTTAAGACCAAATCAACACCCGCTCGTGAGCCAGTTGCTGCTCCGAAGGCTCCTTTGGATAGCGCGAAGAAACCGGTTGCGAAAAATCAAAAACCGGTAAAATCTACTCCGCCGAAGGCCGAGAAAAAGCCAGTTTCCAAGGTTGCTGACGAAGATGACGACGACACCAATGACGATGATGAAACCGGCGAAGAGAAGCCAAAAAAGGTCAAGAAACCCGAGGATCCTGCTGAACTTCGCGCGAAATACATCAAAGATTTTGAGACGATTTTCCAATCGGCAGTTTCGAAGAGTCATTTCGTCAAGATTTTCGCTCCCAAAAACAACCTGCAAATCGGCGGTATTCCCCAACAGCTCAAGAAAAACCCCGAACTTGCATATTCGTTCATTCTTCACGCCGCCGGAAAGCTTTCCGATTTTGACGAACTGTTCACCATCCCCGAGATTCACGATGTCATTGTCAAGCAAGGTCTGAGTGAGGACGATATCCGTGACACGCTTATCACCGTCGACAACTACGAGACTCGCCGCAAGGAAGACGACTTTAAGCAGTTCCAGGAGGCTAAGAAGGGTACTCTAGCAAATCTCGAGGAGCGAATTTCGAAGATCCTGGAGATCTCAAAGGAGAAACAGGTTAAGATGTCATCCCAGGATAAGATCCGCGCATCTTTCGATGCTTATCGTACTTCTTCAAAGGTTTACGATGTTACGGGTTGGGATGATCTCAAGCATGTTGGCTACAAGAGCATTAGCAAGCCAACTGGTAATCGTTCTAAGAAGATTCAGGCAAGCACTCTCCCCATCGTTGCCAATGATAGCTCAAAGATTGTGCAGTTCCTAAGCTGGTTGAACTTCGATATCTCGAAGGCGCGATCGGAAGCAGGTCTAAAAGAGTCAAAATCGCATGCCAAGGAGTAAAAATATCCAATATTGAGAAAATAAGATAAAATCAAATTTGTAAGCTTTGATTATGATAACATCCTCCTTGCTATTCACAATGGAAGATCGACAGAATACGAAGATATCAAAACATATATGGAAGATTTAAAAAACTTAGTATGGCAAAAAGTAGATTAATCAATCTACTTTTTATATTATAAATCTATTCGGTGAAAACGTAATACTTCCATTTCCAGGACTTTCAAACGCTTTAATCGTTTTGATACCTTCTGTATTACTTGATAATTGGAAATACATATATAATTTTCGCTTCAATTCATCCAAAGACTTTTCATTTTCTAAGATGATGAAAATTCTGCACGTATTTCTAACATAAAAATTCTTTGAAAATCTATTAGGATCTAAAGTCAAAATTTGGAATACTTTTACAATTCCTAAATTTTGATATTGAATACAAAAATCATACAAATAGTCAAAAAAACATCGATGGGTGTCAAAAATCCATTCCGGTTCATTTTTATCCTCTGGGGAATCGCATGGTTCATCGCTGATAGTTATTTCATAGGAAGCCATTTATCTAAAGTGGAAGGCTTAAAGGATATTTTTAAGAAATTCTAATTAAGAAAATAAGGGGAAACTTTACTTTTATTTTTGAGGAAGACTAATCTTTTAGCTTAGAAATCTGTACCATCTTTTTTAACCAGAGCTCTTTAGTCTTCAGTTCCCAAAAGTTTTAGGGATGGGGAAAACAATGGTTCTCGGTTCTGGTAGCATGCTCGGTTATTTTTTGATAGGATCTCTTCTCGCTCTACAATCAAAAAATAAATTAATTGAATACTCGGATTATTACGGTATTTCTGTTGGATCTATTCTGGCGGCTTTAATTGCTATGAATATATCTATTAAAGATATTATAACCGAATCACTCGAATTTAATTTCTTTGATGGCTGGAATGATTTTTTACAAAATTTCAATATTCTTGAATGGATGACAAAAAAGAAGAGTAATAAGACGATGGGTTTGATCGATCCCGGTAAAATTAGAGACCGTATTGAGTACTGGATGATAATTAAATATCATAAAAAATTAAGTTTTCAAGATTTATATAATTTAACAGGTAATACCTTAACTATTATAGTTACAGATCGTAGCGATCCAGACGATCCAAAGCCTATTTACCTGAATAAAGATACTTATCCAAATTATCAAATTTCGAAAGCTGTCATAGAATCATGTTCAATTCCTGGTATTTTTGAAATTGAAAACCCTCATAGAATCGACGGAGTTTTCACAGATCCCTTTCCGGTCGAGAGACTAGAAAATAAGACCGGCTTAGCTTTATTACTTCACGAAGATTATAAAATTACTGGTAATGGTTCTATTAGCGAAGCTTTGATAAATATATATTCATCAATAATGATTCCAATTAAAATGATGATGAAGAAAAAAATCGAAATGTGTCCAAAAAGTATTAAGATAATTCATTTGAGAAAACAAAGTAGTTCGGTCGCCGTTCCGGTTCCGATAGGAATGAGCAAGACAGATAAATATCAAATGATAGTATCGGGATATTTTCAGACATTGGAACAATTGAAAAAAGACGATAATGAAGAATAATTATTCTTCGCGAAAGAATGTTAAATAAATGATAAACAACCACTGTCTTCCATTTTTGTTTTTCTTTCATTTTTATAGTTAGTATTGAACACAAGACTAACTTCAAAAATCTATTTTAATACCTCCTACTGCTCCCTCTACTATTCCAATATCACCCCCTCCAAAAGGCACAACGTCGTTTTGATTTGAAAACCAACATTGATTCGCTGTAGGACCTGGATTGTTAAATGAAAAGGCCCCACAATTTCCGTCGGCTAGACATAAAGCTCCACATGTATCAGCAGAGCTTTCTACCGTTTGATAAGTTAAATTATATGTTATTCCTGTATTTGGATCTGTAAAAGTAATTGGTGTAGTGTCGCCGTCATCCGGAATATTTCCAAAATAAGTTCCGTCAAAATAAATAAAATCGCGATCTCTTCTATCACCCGGAAGAGGTTCCTTAGAAAATGGTGGTAAACCTAAAAAATAAGCAATAAGAAAATAGAGACCAATTAAAACTATCAAAATAACAAAAATAACAACAAGAATTATTACACCTTTATGTCCTCCATCCTTATTTCCGTCGAGATTCCCATCCTGATTTCCGTCGTCATCCCCCAAAGTCAACAAATCTTCTGTATCATCCATCTTTAGGAATAATTAATGTTTTGTTGTCGTTTTCTTCCACTTTTCAATATCTTCCTTAGTAAAAAATTCTGTCACTGTTATCTTTGGAGATCTTAGAGTAATAAAAATAGCTGCTAAAAAAACCAATATAGCAAATAGTAATACGATAATTATAAAACCGTATTCTTCCGGCCAGTCCATTTTTATACCTTTAGTATTTTTAAAAATGGAATTTGAGGCTAACGTGACTTTCCGAAATGGGCTGACATGCCGACCACCTTCCGAAGATTGGGGTAATAATACTCCGATTATTCAAAAATTTTGGAAAAGTTATGATGATACATATATTTCTATATTTGAAGCTTTTCCTTGTGTTAACGCGTTTGAATTTAGACTTCAATCAAAAGATAGAGAATTACTTCGTCATTTTTTGATTAAATTATCAAAGGATTCGGAATATATAGATCAGCGGAGAAAAAGTTGAATGTTTGTTTGCAGCCAAAGATTTCTTTTCATGGTGGACACGATTAAAAGCTTTTGGAATTATTGAATTTTTTAAACAAATTGGTCGAAAATGAGACTGAGATGTTTTAAACGATATTCTTTACCCGATTATCACCGGGACCGAGTTTTAAAAAGTCCTTTATTCGGAATATTCCAGTAATTTTTGTTTTTTCGAGAAGTTCTTGATTAATTTTCTCCATCCTAAAGAAATATCGCGTGTAAATAAAGAATTTCAAAACCCTTTTTCTGAAAAAATAAAACAAAAATGGCTCTTCGATTCGAACTAGATTTGAATATGTTTCTGGTCGTGGTATTTTCAGCTTCATCTCTTATCCAAATCGGATTTCTCCCTTTTGGATATAGCATGACCCCGCTCATGCGCCTTTGCAATCTTGTTAACATCACATGCTTTGGTACATTTGTTTATTTCTCGTATGCGAATCGATCCGTCCAACCTCCAGTAAACCGCGAAGAACCGGATAGTTTCTTCGAATCGATGACTAAGATAATACAACGTTTTCTACCGACCATCCTTGAGTTGATACATTCCAACAGAACGAACGACGCAAACTTTCAAAACATCGACTCTCATCCTATCAAACAAGAATCCCGACTTCCAGTTATCAAATATCAAGTGCTTCCCAACGATAATAAAATAGTTCCCCCGACCGTTGAGGATGGCGAGATGAAACTTAACATTAAAAGTTCAACGGCTATTAACATTCCGGTAGGCAACACTGTTACTGTTTCCACCGGACTAATTCTTCTCGTTCCAAAAGGTTATTATGCTGATATTTTCCCCGTCAGTTCGCATTATACTATTATCCCTACCTATCTTTCACATGGATTTCGCCAAGAGGTCAAACTAATTCTTCGCAATGAGACTAATGAGCCGATCACTTTTTGTGCCAGCCAGACCCACTGCATCGCCGCTGTTCGTCTCCGGCAAAATCTAAATTTTGAACTTGAAGATATTATGCCGAGAGACTAAAATTATTTTTAACTGTTATCAAAGGAAGAGGAATGGCTCCTTCCAGGCAATCAATTTTGATTTTCGCTCTTATTTTCTTTTTATTGGTATCATTAATAATACTTATTTTATTTTTCAATAATGTCGGGATGCTAGGCGTATATAGACCAGCCCCCCCAGCAGGAATCAAACCGTATCGCTTAAATTGAAGAATAATTATTCTTCGAAAATTTAAAGTTCATTCTAAATATCTCCAAAATGACATGTCCAAACTATTTAGACGCTAAATGTGATTCTTTAGGTGATACTTTGGTCATTTCCAATTTTTGCGCAGCTTCAACAAACGCTGGGGATGCTTATAGACGAGATGGATGTAATTCGATAGGTATTTCTGGTGAGTATGGCATCGCGACTCCAAGTGGAAGAGGGCCGGGATGTACATATAAATCCGGATCTCAACCCTGCACGCCTGGTGGTATTGTTGGTCAACAAGGAGTTTGTCAAAGAACAGCTTTTTTAGGAGATTTGGAAAAATGTTGCACAAACAACTTGGGACAATGTTTTGTAAACAATGATCAAACACAAGGAACATGTCCCCCTGATGCCAGAAGTAATACCGGGCAGGGATGTATTAATTTTTATACCGGCGATTCTTTTACTTTGGGTTATTGTGACCCTTTGAATTATGACCAGTTTAAGGAAAGGTGGGCTCCTACTGGTTATTGTGCTAAAGCTGTGGCTGCAAACGCTTTAGCACAAAACTATGTAGCAGTTGAACAGTTAGGAAATGTGATGATGTCAAATTATTTTAATAGATTTCCATTGAGTGCACCGGGACAATCTGGATATGACCCTTTCCAGCAACAAGTACTGTCAATTTGTCAAACGAATCCGACAGCTTGTGCTAGCTATCTTCAAAATAATTTATGTAAGGATTATGATCGAAGTTCTGTTATTGATTCCAAAGATAGGCAGAATTTTTGCGGCTGTTCATTACCAACTTCCGCGTATAATTCGTTTTTAAATTCTGAAGCTGGCATCGGTCGCGAATGTGATTCTGTATGCACACCTGCACAAGTCATTAAACCGGTAATAAATGGATCTGTCATTCGATGTAATCAAACTGTATGTTCAATTGATGATGTTACTATCAATTTAATTAACAGTAGCGTTGGCGATATTTCACTGTCTCAAGTATGCGGTGGATGTTCAGGAGGTAATTGTAATTGCTTCTTCAAGGATGTTAATATTAATGGAGAAAACTCAAAATTTAAAAATATTAATTTTGATCAAGATTGTTCAAGTCAAAAATGTTATATAACATCGGAAACTACAGGTTTAGCTGTTGAAGTGGATTGTAAACAGGAAGAGCAACGTCAACAAGATGACGCTAACGCTGACCCCGGACCAGATCAAACAAAAAACAATAGACCGGCAGCAATAACATTTATTATCATTGGTGTTTTAATAGTTGTGTTATTTATAATATTGTTACTAATAATATTTTTGAAAAAGAAATAATTTTATTAGATAATGTGGATTAGACTATCTCAAAAACATTAACATATTAAAATCTTTCCATTTTGATTAAAATGGAAAAACGTATTTATCTTGTTGAATATATTATACCGGTTCCATTTTGAAAATGTGATTAATTTCGAAAAATATTTTTTCGACAAGTAGGCTACATCCCGGAGGCACTCTACCCTCCATCACTCATTTTTATTTATAATTCATGTTTTGATGACCTTGAATTCAAAAATGACAGAAATTTTGACAAAGACAAACTCTTACAGTTTGGAAGATCTCTCGTATTTACGAGGACTTCGACTTTCGAAAATTAAACAAAATAACCCACGAAGAGAGATTACAAATTCGATTTTTAGAAAAAGAGATGCAGAAGACATGAGAACAAGTATTAAAATATTTGATAAAGATCTCAGAGTATATCACAATTATTGTTCCAAAATTGAAAGTTTTACCACCGGCTGGGAACATTCAAGGTTTATTTCAGATTGTTTAATGACAGATATTATAACTTTGATAACGTCCTTTAATGATATTATCAAGGTTCTTATCAACGAAGAAATTCCTATGCCCTACGATATTTGTCCTCTAATATCTTTTCGTTCAAGAAAGCGGATAGCGCTATATCTCGAGGAGGAATTAATACCAAGTGTCGAAGGTGTTCTAAGTAATCTTTTGAAAAACAACTGCTATGATAAAGATTTAAAAATTCTTAAAACAAATCTAGATGAAATATACAAAATTAGCATAGCTTCCGTACTAGTATGTAACCATAGTAATTGCAGCAGTTTCCAATCGCAAAAATTTGATAAAAATATACAAAACCCATTAGAAAACAACTTGAAGAAGAATGTCGTACAGAAAAAGACGAAATGCGTGAAGAAGAATGTCGTACAGAAAAAGACGAAATGCGTGAAGAAGAATGTCGTACAGAAAAAGACGAAATGTATGAAGAAGAAGAAATGCGTGAAGAAGAATGTCGTACAGAAGAATGTCGTACAGAAAAAGACGAAATGTGACATCTTAAAAACATTAGTTGAAGTTTGTAAAGATATTAGGAAACAAGAAATAGGTGTTTTCTCAATTGAAAGTTTATTGGATTAAAAAATATTATAGGAAAAGAAAACCAATTGGTCTTCGTATATGTCTACAAATATTTTTAGTAATATGGTTGTTCCCATCGTCTGTCTCGATCAAAATCATCACGATCTCTGAATCCCCCGCGGTTGAATGCTGTCACCGACAGGACAGCTTGTGTATTTCCATACGAACCACCGTAGAAAGTTACTATTAATGATCCAGAATTTTCAGAAGTATCATATCTTATAGGAGCACTGGAGTTTGGACCGTTAGAAGGTATTATATTTCGTCTGTTAATACCATATCCGCCGGTTGGTATCAATAAACTAACTGTATAATTCTCGGGGCGGAATCGACTAAATGAAAATGGCAGAGTAACAGTACCCGTTGCGTTATTAGGTATAGTTAATCCAAATTCCCTAGTTTGCTGCAAAGCAAACCCTTCATCAATACCTCCTCCCCCGTCGCCAGGCGGACCGATTGGTCCAGTTGGCCCAGGCGGACCGGGCGGACCGATTGGCCCAACTCTTCTATTAACATTCCCTTCATCAGTGTTCCGAGGACGTAAGAAGAATACCAACATCAATATGAGTAATATAAAAACAAAGAACACTACAATAATAACAATAATTGTTGTACTCGACATGCCGCTGTCGGAACTTTTAACAGCCCCGCTATTAACCGAACTTTCCATCTTCAAATATACTAAAGAACAACTTTAGTATTCTAACTAATTTAGAGAAACGAAATTTTTCATCCCAAAAAATAGTATAACAAGAATGTCAGGCCAAAAACAAGTTCTCGTTTACATCGGGTCAAAGACTTGTCCGGCATGTATCGCGTTTACGAATACTTGGGAACAACTTACACGCGATACGGAGCTTACAAGTTCTCTCAATCTTCAAGCGAAAATTTTCCCAACGAACGCACCAACTAAAGAATTTGATTTTATTAGTGGATTTCCAGCAATCGTTATTTGCCCGGCACAATACTACACTACAAAACAAATGGGGAGATATTCGAAACCATTTACCGGTAGTAGTCGAACTTTTGAAAACGTGAAGAACTGGGCTCTTGCGTCAGTTCCGCGGCAGGTTCCGGTCCAGACTCAAAGTTCGCGGGCCGGGCCATCGTACCGACCAACAACCACTGGTGGTTTTAACTGGTAATTTTAAACATTTTAATAATTCCGGGTATTCTACCCAATTCTTAACTTTAATAATTATAAAATTGTTCGAATTCGGGTATTCGAAGAATAACTGGGAACTTATCCTTAAAACAAAAAAAAGAAGTTCAATTGAACTTCTTTTTTTTCTTACAAAATCAAGGTTTGAACCTTCCTTACAACCCGATAAATTGGTAAAAATCCATCGAAAAGATCGTTTCTTTCTTCGATTCTAACAATATCGTTAACTTTACCACCCATCCAACGAATAGCCGCATCATTGGAAAATGGTTTCATTGAAAGTAGAAAGATTTTTGATTTTTTCGGATCTTCATTGATCAACATGGGCACTTCTTCGATAATTTCCCTTTCTGTAAGAATTTTATGAACCGGTGTTAGAATATGATTTAAAGGATTCACTAAAAAGTTTAACAATGTCCAAACTTCTATTTTTGCATCCATTTCTGTTCGCATAATATTTAATTTTGCTTTTGCCGGACCTGTCATTTTCAGGTTGATAAAAATGATATTATAATTTTTATCGTTTTCTCGGTACTGATATAAAAGATCAATTACCTGATTAATACCGACTTTATCTAACTCTACAAATTTGAATTCGAGTACATGTTGTTCGCCATTTACTTCTTTTTCATATTGTTCATCAAAATATGTATGAGCATTTTCCATAGTAATCCCTAAATCATAAGGATCTTCGATAAATTCTTCTTCATCTTCTCTAATTGTATATCCGCGGATCTTGGCGAGCTCTAACTGGCCCTTTTTTACATCTGAAAGTCGATCAGATAGATCGATAGTAAATTTTTCCTTCTTCGGGGCCTTCTTTGTTTTGGCTTTCGACATTCTTGGCGGTACTTTAGGAGTTTGTAAATATTGGAAAAAACTC